CTCTTCACTAGACCAAAGCAAGACTTCAGGTTGTCGATCCAGATATTTCATAAACTTTAATTCCCAACCAGACCGATAAACTATATTTGTATGATCACCCTTGTATTTTTTATAGTTCTGTGGACGAAATTTTCCTTTGTATGCCATATAAATATATAGATAGTTCAATAATACCAATTAAATAATAAGGGGAAATAATGGCAAGCGGCGGACCTCCTGGGGTAATGAATCCCCCACCAGCACCAGCATCTACAGAACCAGATTATTATCAATATCCTTCTACTATTGGAGGTAACTCAAGTGATATTGATAATTATATGATGTTCACTGCGACAAATTTTAAAACTCAACAACGAACACTTAATGTAGCAATGTATATTCCTGGCGGTGCATTAAATACTACTTATAAATCAGACTATGAAACAGTAGAATTAGGTGGACTTGGGGCCGCGGCTGCAGATACCGCAAAAGCAGTAGAAAAGGCAGCATCATCAGGTAATTTTAGTGTAGATAGTTTTATGACTCTTATCGGAGCAGGAACATCAGCACTGGCTAGTGAGGGAACATCGGTTGGATTACTTAAAGCTGGTGCAAAGATGGGAGATGGAGCAAGAGTTATAATGGAACAAAATCAAGGAGCTGTACTTAATCCATTTCTCACTGCCGCGTATAAAGGTCCTTCTGATATGAGGCAACATAATTTTGATTTTCAAATGAATCCACAAAATAAGGATGAATCTAAGAATTGTTTAAAAATTACTAATGCATTTAAAAAGTCTATGTTACCTTCTCATGCAGGAGGAGATAGTACAACCGCACCTTCAATGTTATTTGGATATCCTGATACCTTTGAAATTGATTTTTATATTGATGGTCGTCCTTTACCAAAACAAAATAATCCTATGTTTAATATAGGAAAATCTGTATTAACTTCTTGTGAATTAAATTTCGATACAGAAAATGTACCTCTATTTTTTGCAGGAACACAATACCCAGTAACCATATCGATGAAACTTGCGTTTATGGAAACAGAGATATTGTATAGAGAAAAAATAGATCAAGGGTTTTAATAGGAGAAAATAACTATGTCTGAATATTTTGCACATTATCCACAAATTAATTATGATATGACAGGCGTAAAGCCCATAAAGACAAAAACCGCTATTAATATTATGGTTAAAGCTAAAATAAGGAAACTCCTTACTAGTTCTATTGTTAATTATTTTCCTTATACAATACCAGAATCAGAACGACCTGATATAACCGCATATAAACAATATGGTGATGTAAAATATACATGGTTAATTTTTTTAATTAATGATATACAAGATCCTCTTTTTGATTGGCCATTGAATTCTAGAGAGTTTGGAAATTATATTAAAGACAAATATGGTTCTCTCAATTATGCACAAAATAACGTACATCATTATGAACAAATTATTAGAACAAGAACAGAAGCAACTGGAACAACAGATCCACTACCTGAGAAAAAAATTGAAGTTGATGTAACAACTTATAATGCACTCGCTGCAGCAGATAGAAATATTGTATATCATTATGAGTGGGAAGTGAATCGAAATGAGGATAAACGTGAAATTAAGTTAATTGATAAGAGATATGTTGCAGACATACTTTCTGAACATGCGGAGAAACTTGAATAATGGCTGATACGTGGACTGTTATTGATAGAGGGAATAAGGGTGTAGGTGTAACTCCTGAAACCTCTAATCATGGAACTAAATCCGATTTTTTAAAAGATCCGAAACTGGGCCAACTCCCTTCCTTTCCTGGTGATTTTGAACTTCAAAAACTTACCCTTGAATCTCCCCACAGAGAAGGTTTCATAGATTTAAAAGGTGCTTGGTCGGATTTCAATATCTATGAAAGTCTTTTTTCTCCATATCTTACCGCAGATATACAACTATCAGATGGTGTGGGATTAATGGAAAGTGTTCCTATTATTGGCGAAGAAACTATACACTTTCAAGCAAAAACAAAAGGCATTGTAAGAGATAGATCACCTAAAAATAATTTTCCTGGACCATTTGAGGGTAGTCAAAATGAAGGAAGAATTAGTTTATCGTTTAGAGTAGTTAAAATTAATGATATTGTTAAACTTAATGATCAGATGATGACTTATAGATTATCTTTAGTTTCTGAAGAAGCTATTATAAACATAAAACAAAAAGTTAGGAAATCAGCATTAGATCCTGTCGATTTTAAACCAAGTAGAATATCTGATGTAGTTAAAAGACTTTATAAACAATATTTTAAAAAAGATAGACCTCATGCTAAAAAAATCTTTATTGAGCCCACTAAAAATAATACAGATTTAATTATACCAAATCAAACTCCATTTAAAGCCTTTAATTTTTTAGCATCAAGGGCAGTTGCAAATGAAAAACATGCAGTTGGATCTAGTTTTGTTTTTTATGAGTCAATAAGAGGATTCTTTTTTATTTCTATGGAAACTCTTATGGTGGGTGGTGGTTTAGGATATCGTACTCCTGAAGCACAAGGTCCACCCAGCATGCAGCAACAAAATGTAGAACCTGTATATAATAGGCTAGATGATCCTGTTAAAGAAACTTATGTAGTTCAACCGAAAAGATTAGGTGCTCAATCTAATGAACCTAAAAATGTTGCAATAGAAATGACAGCTGTTGATTCATATCAATTTTCTTCTAATTTTGATGTTTTGAAAAATTTACAAAATGGTATGTATGCAAATAGATTACTTACACATGATTTAATTAGAATGAAATATGATACATTAGATTTTAATTTGGTAAATAAATTGGCATTAAACCAAAAAATAAGAACAGTAGATGGTGGTGCCGAAGAAGTAAAGGAGTATCAACGACAAGCACATGATGCTAAAAACATTTCGGATGGTTTTACTCATGTAGGAGAAGGAAAATTGGCCACAGAAAAACAAGATGCACTAGGTTCACCCGAATCAAAGATAGCATTTTATCCTACTAATTTTAATCATGATAATATATTTAAAGAGGCAATAGGAACAGCAGGAGTTCATGGTGAACCAAAAGATGATGCAAGGAATAATATTCAACCAAATAGAGTAGAACAATGGATGCAATCACGTATGGTACAAAGTCAACAGATGAATAATATTAAATTGAATATTAGGGCGCCTGGACTTTCTACTAGAATGGTAGGAGATTTAATTGAATTTAAATTGCCTACACAATATGTTGAAGATAGAGATGGAATTACACAATCTTCACAGCACACATATTTAAGTGGATATTATTTAATTACTAAGTTACGACATCATTTCACTAGAGAAAAATATGATATAGAATTTGAAGCAATAAAAGATTCATTGAATAAATCAGTTGGTAAAGATAGATCATCACCAAGTGCAACATCAAGTTCAACTCAAACTGCAGAAGAATATACTCAGAGTAGAGTAGCAGATTTCAAAAAAACAGGTGACGCAAGTAGGGGATTTTAATATATGTCATACTTTATGGGAAAAGAGGGATTTGTTTGGTGGCAAGGAGTTGTCGAAGATCGCCATGATCCGCTTTATCTTGGACGATGTAGAATTAGAATATTAGGATGGCATTCAGATAATAAAGCTGATCAACCAACTATTGGTTTGCCGTGGGCGTATCCTGTTGCACCAATTACTTCTGCTAGCCAAACAGGAGTAGGTACATCTCCATTAGGCCCAGTTGAAGGAACATGGGTTATAGGATTTTATCGTGATGGTGAAGCGGGACAAGAGCCAATGTTTTTTGGAACACTTGGTGGTATTCCTGAATTAGATGCAAAAGGTATTAATAATGATGGAACTACAACCGGCGGAAAGGGGTTTCTTGATCCAAGATTAGCAGGTGGAGATGTAGCAGGCCATGCTGCTTATGAAGATGAGATGGGACCTAGAGATTTAATGTTTAAAGAAAGTGCAAAATTAGTTCCAAGAGAACCCGCTACTATTATACATAATGCTAATCCTAATCCCTCAGAAGATCCAAAAACAGTTGAAATTTCTTCAGGTGTTACTTTCAAACATACGGCAGTAAGAAGTTTAATAAGTAAAACTGGAATATCAACTCCAAATGCACCATATACTGTTAAAGTTGTAGAACAACCAATACGTTCAACATATCCTAATACTGGTTTAGCAAATACACAACTTTCTTCTACAAGGGTTACAAACTATTTAAAAGAACCCACTACAAATAGATTAGCTAGAGGTATGCATGGAAATACCGATACAGGAAATCCTTTAACATCAGGAATTGTCTTTGAAAAAGAACAGAATAGATTCATAGGTCAAGTCGGTATTCCTACAGCAGATGGTAAAACTTGGGATGAGCCAGCAATTCCATATAAAGCAGTTTATCCATATAATCATGTTCATCAAACAGAAAGTGGACATATTATTGAAATGGATGATACTCCAAATAATGAAAGATTACATTGGTATCATCGAACAGGCACATTTACAGAAATACATCCTGTTGGAGTTAAAGTTGATAAGATAGTAAACAATTATTATAATATTATTTTAGGTGCAAGATATACACATATTGAAGCAAGTGATTATACAACAATTGATGGTTCACAAGAAAATCTTGTTCTTGGTAATAGAGTAGATAGAGTTGATGGTGATTATTCTGTTGCAGTGGGTAAAGGAAGATTTGCCGTTAATAATACACAAGGAGCAATTAATTTATCAGCTTCAAAGATAAACGTAAAAGCCTCAGATGAACTTATATTAAGTGCAAACAAAGTAATAATAGAAAAGAAATCCTCTTCTGGTTCTGATATAACAACAGGAGATGAAAGAAAAAAAGTAGGTGGTAAATATAAAATAGAGTCAGGTTCTTATAGTTTAAATTCTCAAGGTAGTCTTGGTATACAAAGTGGTGGAGGATTATCACTCAATATTACTGATTCTGTAAATGAATCTATATTTGGAGTGTTACCATCAATAACTTTAGACTATGCAAAAAAGACTACTGCCACTTTGGGTAAAATTGGAATAGAATGTACAGATAATTTAGTTTCAGGTGGAATTGAACTTAATTTAGGTCTTGCAGGTGTGGGAGGAGCTATAGCAATAAAACCTCCAGGCGATATAGTGTTGAATTCTAATTTAGGAACAAGTGGTATTTCAGGATCAGCATTATTAGGTAATGTATCATTTGATTCTTTAGCGGGATATGCACAAATGGCTAGTCTGTTGGCCACGATGAAATTAGATAGTTCGGGAGCAGCTTCCTTACAAGGATTATTAGGTGAAGTAACAATAGCTTCTTCAGGTAAAATAAAAGTTGCAGGATTGATTTCAACATTGAAAGAGATATTAGATGAACTAATAGATATAATGACAGAACATACACATCCAACAGGAACAGGCCCATCAGGTCCACCAATGCCACCTGCTACTGCTAAGTTGGCCTTATTGAAATCTCTAAAGGTTAGTGGGAGTTTTGAATAATATGGCATTAGTTAAAGCAACATTGTTTAGTGAGTTAATGGCAACGTATGGGGGTCATAGTCCTGATCCAATGAAGCCAGGAAAAGATATAGCAAAAGCATTTAAGAATTATTTAATGATGGGTCAGAATGCAGGTGGATTTCCAGCATCAAATGTGGTAGATGCACCAACAGGGATGACAATAGGTGGAGTTTATGCACAACAATTACCATCAGGTGCAGCAGTTGCTACACAAATAGCATCAGCATTAACAACTATGGCATTGACATTTTTATCTGCAAATCAGATAGGGCCACCGGCTGTGTCACCATCACATACACCAGAATTAATACAATTATATTCTGGACAGTCTCCTTCAGGTGTAAATTTTTCGAAGGAGTTAGCAAACATTTTAGATAAGTGGGCAAAAACATGGGTAGTAAGTGGATTAATTCCAGGTGCACCACCTGTTCCATTTTCAGGACCTTTATCATAGGAATACAATGGCAGGAGCAATTGATAAAAAAATAGTTGAAGTGAAAAAGGAGTTAGACGATTCTCCTGCAACGCATTTGTCTGCGAGAAATGGGATTCTTAATTCTGTTGCATTAATAAGAGAATTTTCTGAGAGTAGATTAAATGCATTATGTGAAAAGTTCACTGCCGTGAATTATGCTCTTTATATTCAATTAGAAGATCAGGGTGCGGGTAATAATCTTTTATTGGAAGATGAAAATGAAATATTAATGGAAGCATCTATTATAGGTGCATCGTATTCACTTGCTCAAATATGTGAACATTTAGCAGAGGAAAGATTGGTATTGTATGGTGCAAGAACTATAAAAAGTACATTTAGAAAATTTGATTTACCTTCCTATGAAACAGTAAATGGGGCATTAGGTCTTAGTGAACCTAATACTTCTTATTTTGGAATTAAAGCTACAGATCTTGCAGAAACATATACTATTAATTTAAGTAGTTTAGAAGGTACAACTCAAACACAAGGTAGTAATACATTCAGTACTTATGTTAAAGATTATTATTTAGTTAGATCAAGAGTAGATGGAGAGTTAGTAGATATTAATGATAATATGGCTCCGTATTCTTCACCAAATGATGATACACCTTTTGGTAATGCTGTTGCTTGGGGTGGTTCTGTTTTAACAGAAGCAGGAACATGGAATGCAGATTATGCAAAGGCAAATATTGCGGGTGTATCTACACAAAGTTCAGGTGCCTACAATGAATTAGTTACTATAACATTAAATGATCATTTAACTCAAGGAAGTAATACTCAATATACTCCAGTAGGTCCTTCTTTTAATCAAAAGTTTTATTTGAAAAGACATGCGGACTATGTAAACACATTCACTATCACGGGTACAACTTCAACGGGCAGTTTAGAGGTAACAGGAGTATCAGTAGAAGATCTTGCTAAAGTTAAATATGGAGATGTCATTAGTGGAACAGGGATCCCAGATGATAATGTATCTATCGCGGCAGTACAAACACCAGATAGTAAACTTAGACTTAGTAATACAGGAATTGCCACAGCTGATGGAACGATTACCCTTACAGTAAATAGTGTTCCATTTGGATATCAAAAAGATGATATATTCTGTCAAGTAGAAATAGTGGGAGAAGGTTTAGTAACTAATCCAGATTGGAAACCTGTAGGAGATGACGCGGGTGATTATAGTGGAACAGATGCCGGCCCAGATGATTTATTAAATGCTAATACTTCACAATTTATAAGTCTTCTTGGATTTTTTGATCCTGACAATGGTAGTTCAAATGCAACGAATGATATAACTAAAGGAGCTAGAAATGATTGGGTTTCTTTACAAAAAGAAGTTTCTGGAACTACATATCCTTATAAAGAACGAAATCCCATTTTTCCAGCAATGGGAGGAACAGTTAAGGCTTATGAAGTAGATAATGGAGTAATTGTAGGAACACAACCTACTGGGTTAAGTGACGAAGATATTCCTAGTGGAAGATATGTTAGGTTTGATTATGAGAGAGCAAATAATACAGGTAATATGCCAGAGAATAGGTATTATGTTGACCAAGCTGAGAAGTTTTATTATGAAGTTCCTTGTACTAATGTCTCATATACTTGTGGTACAGTTACAATAGGTACTAATCATCCTATGCCAAATGTTGGTGAGCCTCCTCTTACTATGACTAAAACTGGACTGAGTGATCTTATAACAAGAGTACAATCAAATACAGTTACAATAGGATCAGTTACGATGAACGTTCAAAATTCACTTACAGGAGATGTACCGGTGGATGATGATACGACACATCCTACTTTAAGTGGAACAGGGACACCTTCATCTTGGAGTGGAAATAGTTATTATACTCTTGTGGGCAATTATATTTACAGAAATTTTGTACATATAGAATCAACAGATACTTCCAGCCCGCCGAATTGGGAGCACACACTTGATACAGATGTTACAGCTTTTCCTTGTAGATATAATTACGCACAGAAAAAATTATATGAGTCCGGAGGTTCTGGTGATAATACAATGAATGCTGATGTTCAGTTTATAAAAGATACTGTAAATGATTTACAAACTCTTGCACCCTGGCGTGATCCTATTGTTACAGGAGCACAGGCAGGAGGAAGTGGAATTTCAGATGAAGATTGGGACACTTATATTCAAGCTGAACCTTTAGGAGATTTGGGAACATTGTCAACTGCATTAGATACTTTTCGTACTGCTTGGAATGCGGGTGGAAATGCAAGAACAGGAGATGATAATAACAATACAAACAAAGGACAAGTTGTATCATTTGCGAATACTACATGGGCGGCTTTTCATACTGAAGTAGGAACATTTGGTACTAATCGTGGAAAGAGAGTTACAGAAATAGATACACGTATTGGAGTACCAACTAGAGCAGGAACACCATCGACATCTTTTAAACAATATCCTGCTGTTTATGTGTCAGCAGTTCCTACAGCAAATACTACTAATGGACAAGTTCCTTATGGTAGAGCAATTTATGACAGTTGTAATTATCTATTAGGTGATACACTTAAACTAGGAGTACAACTAATACAAGATATTCAAGGTTTAACTAATTTGGTAGATTTAGTCAAAAAGGCTAGAAACAAATATGAAATTTATAATGGTAGAGCGAAGGAGTACAGCTGATGGCAGAACAAGAAAATAGATGGAAACAAGCAGAATTAAGAAGAGATGATATTAAGAAGTTATTAGAGAATACTAAAAAACTCGCTGAAATGTATACAGACGTTCTCAAAATAAAAAGAGAGGGATGGGAAAGAGTATTAGCTGGACAGGCTAAGAAAGCGAAAAAGGAGCAAGAAAGAAATGGCTGAAGACGCACAAAAAACTGTTTCTCAAACAGACTCAAGAAATTTTTATGGTGTAACCTTTACACAGGATGCATCAACACCTGTTTTCAAAACAGATGAAGCTCATGGTTTAAGTGTGCGTGATAAAATTTCTATTACAAAATCATCGAGTGCGGTTATAACTGGTGAAGGAACATTTAATTTTGATCTTAATGATTGGGAATATGCATCAGGGACAGAATATATTATTGCTAAAGTTGGAAATGCTCTTGGTGGTGGTATGTCAGCTATTGGCGAAGAACCAAAAGAGTTTACAGTTGAAGGTCAATTTGATACAAGTTCTGATACTAGCACAAGAACAATAGAATATCATTCAACTTCACCCCCAAAAGAAGAAGAAAAAGCAGAAGGGGTGGTGGCAGCAGCGGCAGAAGGAAGCCAATTTCAGCAATTATTAACAGCAAAAGCCGAATGGAAACCTCACCAAATTGCAAAGGCGGGGGATATTGCTAAACTAGCAGAAGCTGCGACAGGTCTTGCTGAAACTGTAAAATCTGCTCTTTCTCTTTCTAGAAATGGAATGGAAGTGGTAAAGCTCTTGGCTGTACTACAAAATATTAATCCACTTTTAACTGCACTAGATTTGTTAGCTGATGAAGTACTAAAACAAATTAATGATTTAAAAAACGCAGGATATTTTTATTTGTATATTGATCCATATTATAAAGGAAATGTAAAACCAAAGGCGAGTTTTGATTTGGGTTTTGAACAATTAAGAGATGAAGGTGGAAAACGAAAATGGCAAAAAAAGGATAAACTAGGAAATTGGAATGAGACTGTTGATGTTCCTACTCAGGCGGACTTAGATCTTGAAAATGCAAGACCAATGTACGTTCTACCAAGAAGATTAATTCCAGGTGGATATAATTGGTTTGATCCTATACCTGATCCACTTGATAGCGAAAGTAAATATCCTAGATTTACCACAAAAGATGTAGTTGATGAATTTGTAAAAGCATTTGAAGATGAGGGTGATGTTCCAAGATATAGAAAATTGGGGAAAGTATCTGAATTACCGGCAGCGGGAAAAACAGTATGGGATGTTGATGGACAACCATACGAAGGATGGGACCCTAAATTAGATTTTGGATTAGAATTATTTGATATGGGTGTAACACATCCAGATGTTGAATCAGGTCTGATAAAGGATTATGAAGCTTCAAGAAAACCCATTAATTCTAGAGAAACTCCAGGTAAGCCTAATATTAAAGGAAACACTATAGGTATGACTGGTGTTGGCGCAATAGCAATTATTATTGGTGCAAGTAATTTTGATAAATTTACTACAACCTTTAATGAATTTGCTAAAATGTTTTCTGATATTCCTGAACTTACGCCTGGGATAACAGGTCAAAATTTATTAGATACTCTTACATCTATTCTTGATCCCCCCTCTGTAAAACTTAATATAGTTGAACATGATCTAAAATATGGTCAATTTGTACCAGGAGATATTATAGGGGGAGAAAAATATAGGAGTATCGGAGAGATAACTTCTGTTAATACTTCATCCATGACGAAAACAGAAATAAAAGGAGAAAAAGTAACAACAATTCTTGATGATATGGGTGAACCATTAAAAAAAGCAGATGGTACTATAATTGAAGTTATAGAAGATATTGATGGAAATCCTGAAACAGAAAAATATCCAAAAGGAAGATATCAAGATTTAGAAATAATGGTTAAACCTATAAACACCTCTAATAAAGCACAATGGATTGGTGGTGATATGATTTTATCTATGGAAGAAAGGGGAAAGGTTGGAAATTCTGAAGCAACTACAGCTGAAACAGGAATAGATTATTATAATAATTATGTTTTTATAGGTCAAGAAACAAAAGAACTTCCTAAAAATCAAAGAGTATATCCAAAAGTTGCATATGTTTTACAAGAAGTACTACAAGAACTTCCTGATCCTGTTCCTCCTGATTTTGGGGGAATGTTAATTGATGATGTAGTTCCAGGTTGGGGAGAATTTTTTCAAGAGTTGGAGAATTTTGTAAAACAAATAAAGGGTTATATTTCAAATTCGGGTACTTTTATTCAAGAGATGATTGATATGATCGCAGAAATTGAAGCATATCTAAATCATTTGGTAGAACTTATTGATAAATTTTTAGAATTTTTTAGAATAACATTACCATCAGAAGGAGTATATGCACTTTATATTCCAAATCAACCTGATGGGAATGAAGGAATAAAAAAAGAAATTAGTGAAGCTACAGGAATTCCTGAATTAGATTATGCCTCAGGAATATTATTTGTTGGTGTAGAGGGAGGAAAACTAATAGCAGGAGGAGGAAGTAAAAATCCAATAGATTTATTAGCACTAGTATTGGGTCTTCTTAATAATACCGATGATGCTGATGAAGCTACCACTTCTGATAAAACTGCAGAAGAGGCCGCAGCTGACCTATCTGCCGCACTTGGTCAAGCAGCTGAAGGTAGTGATAAAGATGAATGGAAAGAGAAAAGTACTGGAGAAAAATTAACTAGCATGTTAGTTGATAGAATTCTTTAACTAATAAAAATTAACTAAATATTAAGAGCAAGATATGGCTACTACATACGGAAAAGATTACGTTGATTTTGATATGGATTTTACAAAACATCCATCTCATGGAGACTTATCTAAAGTTAAAAAATCAACAGCTATTAGCAGATCTATAAAAAACTTATTAAGAACAAAATCAAATGAAAGATTATTTCAACCGGAGGTTAATAATGGTATTGGAATTCTTTTATTTGAAAATTTTAGTAAACTTACTTCTTCTAGGTTAGAACAGGCTATTAGGTTTACAATAGAAAAATATGAACCTAGAGCCAGAATAGCGAATATAACAGTAAGAGCAAAAGAAGATGAAAATGCATATGAGGTACAAATAACTTATATGCCAGATAATGATGTACAAGAAACAAACTTAGAAGTCTATTTGGAGAGGACATAGATAACACATGGCAAGTTCAGATGGTAAACTCAATATATCAGAATTAGACTTTACTAAGATTAAAGAAAACCTACAAGGATTCTTAACTAGTCAGGAAGATTTTGTAGGATATAATTTTACAGGATCTTCTTTTGATGTTCTACTTGATATAATGGCATACAATACTCATTACAATGCATATTATGCAAATATGGTTGCTAATGAAATGTTTTTAGATTCTGCATCCCTTAGAAATTCTGTTGTAGCAAGAGCAAAACATCTTGGTTATCGCCCACGTTCTGCACAAGGTTCAAAAGCAGTAATAACCCTTACTATTACACCACCCGATTTACCTTCCGCAATAAGTATTGCAAAAAATACACAATTTCAAGGAGATGTTGAGGGAGTTTCTTATGTTTGGTGTACTTCTAATTCTTATTCTGTAAACATTAATGCTAATGGTGTTTATACTGTAGCTGGTGTAGATCTTACACAAGGTACTCCCACAACATTTAGATATACTGCAAATACAGGAGATTCAGACCAAAAATTTATTCTTCCTAATGACAATACTGATATCAGTACTTTAGAAGTTAAAGTTCAAAATAGTTCTACTGATACGGATACTGTAGTATATACTGAAGCTACTGATATAACTACTGTAAACTCTATTTCAAAAGTTTATTTTATAGATGAGGTTGAAGATGGAAAGTTTGAAGTTCAATTTGGTGATGGAACATTAGGTAAACAATTAGCAAATGGAAATATTGTTATATTATCTAGTTTGGTATGTGAAGCTGATGCAACCAATGGAGCAAAAACATTTTCAATTGTATCTGATGTTGGAGGATATTCTAATGTAAAAATTGAGACTACTTCAGCTTCAGCGGGTGGAGCCGTGGCCGCAGATATCGATGAAATTAAATTTAATGCTCCCAAAAATTTCGATGCACAAAATAGATGTGTTACAATTCATGATTATGTAGCCTTAGTTAAGAGAGATTATGGTGGAGCACAAGCGGTTGTTGCTTGGGGTGGAGAAGATGCAGATCCTCCAGTTTATGGAAAAGTTTATGTTGCAATTAAACCAACATCAGGATCTATTCTTTCGGATTCCACAAAGAAATATGTCGAAGATGAAATATTAAAGAAAAGAAATATTGTTGGAATTACTCCAGTAGTAGTAGATCCAGATTATATGTATTTAAAGGTTACTAGTACAGTTAAATATGATTCAGGAACAACTACAAATAGTGCATCACAACTTAAGTCAACAGTAACTACAGCTGTTACAGCTTTTGGAGATACTAATTTAAAAACTTTTGATAAATCATTTAGATATTCAAAATTAATTAAAGAAATAGATGAATCTGAAATTTCTATTAAAAGTAATCAAACATCTATTCAATTAAAAAGACTTCTTTATCCATTGTTAGGATCAGATGAAGCATATACTATGCCATTCTCTAATCAAATCTATCATCCTTCTAATACTTTTTGGGGTTCAGTAACTAGTAATACATTTTCATATACTGATTCTGCAAATACTCAATGGTCAGGTTGTAGAATGCAAGATAATAATGGAACTATTGAGGTATATAGAACTTCAGGAGAAGATAGAATTATTGTTAATAATAATGTGGGTACAGTAAATTATCTTACTGGAAAAATATCACTTACAAGTTTTAAACCTCTTGTTATTGGTTCAGAGACTACAGGAAATACTACACCATTAGAGGTTTATATTACTCCAGCTTCATCAGATGTTAATCCTCTTAGAGAACAAATTATATTAATAGAATCTGGAGATGTTACTATAACAATGTTAGATGATGCAGGAACAGGAACTTATGTTGAAGGAACTATTTCAACTACTGATGGTACAACTCTAGCAACTGGATATTAAACGTGGCCACAGAAGTTAAAGAAAAAAAAGATGTATCAGTTTTAATTGAAACTCAAGTACCTGAGTTTATTACAGACCAACATCCAAAATTCAAAAAGTTCATAGAGAAATACTATGAATTTATGGAATCTCATCAACTTTATGTCGGTTCAACATTTACATTCCACGAACCAAAACTTCAAGCTGAAGATCAATCTGGTGAAGATTATCTTTCTTATGAAGATGGAGATCGTCTTCAATTAGAATCAGAACGTAATACTGCCGCCAATGCAAACCTTATGTTTAATGTGGGCGAAACACTCACAGGAAATACAAGTGGTGCAACCGCAGTTGTTACTGGTACAAAAGGTAATACTATTGCTTTTGTTAAATCTACTAACGAAGCGGTTTTTGAGTACAATGAAAAAATTACTGGTAGTGATTCTCGCGCCTATGGTACTTTATCAAATGCAATTAGTGCTGGTATATTTTCCCCAGGATCAGTAGACTCTTTCCAATCAAAAGCTCCAGCTGCAGCAATAAGAGAATTAGCCGAATCTCAAAATGTTGATACTACTGAATCAGGCCTTATTGATGATTCATGGAAAAAAGAATTTTATACAAATGTTCCCAAAACTGCAGTAGTCGATAGAAGACAACTTCTTAAAAGGATGAAACAAGTCTATCGGTCAAAAGGTAATGAAGCATCTTTTGGTTGGTTGTTTAGATCACTCTTTGCTAAAGAAGATATAGAATTTTATTATCCTAAATCAGACTTATTAAAGTTATCTGATGGAAGATGGGCTATTGATAAATCAATCAAAATTGTAACTTCTAGTGCAAATAATATTACTCTATTTACTGGAAGAAAAATTAGTGGAAATGTTTCTAAATGTACAGCGATTGTTGAGAAACAACTTACATCTTTTGCGGGAGCACTTGAGGTTACAGAATTAACATTATCAGATGTTGTTCAAGGAGTTGTTGATGAAGAATTACTGTTCTTTCAAGAAGGTGAAACTGTTACTACTGAAACTGACACAGAAGGATTATATGCAGATGCAACAGTATCAGGTATTTTACAAAGTGTTACAGTAGATGTTGGTGGAACTAATTACATTATCGGTGATGAGATTCATGTTACAGGTGGTGGAGGACAAGGAGCACGAGCAAGAGTTGCATCTATTTTAGATTCTGTTGTTGAAGGAATTAATGTTATAGATTCAGGAGATGGATATGCAGTAGGTGATGTAGTAGGTTTTATTAATGATGGAACGGGTGGTTCAGGAGCTGCAGCTCAAATTGATAAGATTATTTCTACAGGCGCAATATTAAAAAATACAGATTTAATTTCAGGATTTGCAGTAAAACAATTATCTGCTTCAGATTATGCAACTACACTTACTGGACACAATGCAAATACTCATTTATATGGTAACTCTTCTTTAATATTCTCCGCAGCAATTAAATCTACTACTGCTAAACTTTATGATAATCAAGGTAATTATAATGCTACACAACATATCCTTGCCGGAGATAGAATTGCAAAGAAAGTTACTTTAGATACTACAGGAACAACTCTTACACAATCAGTAAAAACAGTTACACTTTCTTCAGGACTTTCAGAAGAAGAAAAACTAGATATCGTTGGTGGTAAACTTACTTACGCAAATTCAAATACAAATATCATTACAGGATTTTCAAGTAATACTGTTTTAATAGTTAGAGATACACATACGATTGGTTCAGGACAATCATTTACTATTGATTATGCAAGTAATACTAATTGGGGTACAGTTATTAGTGCCAATACTACCGCATTCTTATATTCTGTTGGTTCTTATTATCGTGATTCAGATATAGATGATTTGACTGTACAACATTTTGTTAATGATGATCATATTATGATATATGATTCTAAGTTTACAAAATTAGGTGCGGCTGCAGCTGGATCAGGTGTGGATGCACATAGTATGCATAATGGTGTTACATTTCAAGTAGGTAATACTCCCGCTCCTGTAACCACAAACACTTTTGTTATGGTTGATGCTCATGGGGCCAGCCCCGATTTAACTTTAGTTTGTAATGGCGCTCTTAATATGACTTCAGTTAATATTGGAGCAATAGATTCATTTGTTCTAACATCAGGTGGTGGTCAATATGAAACATCTCCTCCAGTTACTATAGCTAACAGTTATTCTCCAACTTTAGGAAACGCACTAGATGTAGTAGGTGCACCAAATCAAATACTTAATTTAAATCTTCATTCATTTTCTACTGGAACCATCTCACAAGATGGTAATGTAGTTACTTTAGATAGTGATGAAGTATGGCCTGAAGCAAACTCTGGATTACTTACACTTGTATACGCAAATGGAGCCACAGATCAAGTAACTGATATTACAAATGGTACAGTTCTTAGAGTCGCAAATGAAAAGATTTTTGGACAAGGTGTAGGAGATAGTCCTGACAAGGAAACTTTTTCTCTTACTTATATGGCTCTTGCAAATAATATTACAAAAAATACTTTACTTTAT